CGAAGTTCGCCAGCACTTCAAGTCCATTCCGGTCCAGCACGGGCTCGAAACCCTGGCCCGGATGCGTCACCAGTGTGACCTGGCGGCCTCCACATTGCAGGGCCGGATGGACGAGGGGAATACCGAACGCTGCACCGGCTGCGGGAAGACTTTGGAGGAGGTTCGTAAGTCTCAATGGATCATGGTTGGAAGCGACATGGACCCGGATACCGGTGTACCGGTTCCTTTTCGTTTCTGCGGACCTTTGTGTGTGCGTGAGCGCAATCGCAGGACCATGCTTCCGAAGGACCAGCGCGACAAGTTGCGGTTCGACGGACAAGAAGAAGGAGAAATTCGGTGAGAACAATACTAGGCATTCCTTATGAGAGATGGGGAAAGGCTAGTCCTGGAGAAGTTGCGGTTCGACGGACAAGAGGAAGGCGAGATACGCTGATGGCCAAACGCAAGAAGTTGTCCCCTGATCTGCATATCCCCTTGGCGGATATTCCCTATCTTTCTGCTTCCGATCTGCTTGCTATCGACGGGCCGAAATTTATTACCTCGGACAGCATGGAGGGAGCGAAGACTTTCGCGGTGCTCATTTCTCACGATAAGTGGCGGACAATGAATCACACCATACCTGCGGTCAGTCCACATAGAGCCGGGGTATTCTGGGTAGGCGAGCAGGCTTACTTAACGATTCCGGTGGAGCAGCGTGGCGGAACGGCTGTGTGGCATCCTGTGTCCGAGACCGGCTTGGAAATTATTACACGCAAGAGGAGTAAACCCAAATGACTAACCACACCCAACTCATGCAAGACCGCATCGCCAAACTCTCCCTTCAGCCCAACGACTTAATCATCGTCCGCGACGAATCCGATATGTCCACTTTTTTGGAGATGACTCAGCAAGGCATCGGATTCTCGCCCTACGCCAATCCAGTCATCCTTGTCCGCGGCGGACTGGAGAAGGCCACGCGGCAGGATCTCCTCGAAGCGCTGTCTGTGATCGATCAGCAATCCGAGACGGTCAGCCGGATCATTACCGATCTCTCAGCGCCAGTTCTCAGAAAGGTTCAATAGCTATGACACATAACATGCTTAACCCATTCGTTCCGTGCTCTGCTTCGATTTTTCTGAACGACAACCCGCTGACTTCTACCTACTGTATGCGCGAGAAGGGCCATGCGGACGAGCAAGTGAAGGGATTCCCCGGCGGGCACAACACGGTCGATGCGGCGCCGGTGCCGGTCGTGAAGGAGCAGTGATGCTCTACGACACGATCTGCGAAATCTGGCCTCAATATCGCAAGCGGCCTCAGTCTGAAGTTGAGAAGCGGTTTGTTTCGCGGTATCCCACGACGGGGGATTACAATAAGTTGCTTGCTGGACCTTTGTTCAGCCGTGGGGGGCCAGATCCCCTAGAGATATTCATCAAGTAATAGGAGATCGCCATTCCCCTTCAGCTAGACCATGTCGAGAAATTCTTCTCGCGGCTCACGATCCGTGACCGTGACGAAGGTACTCGCCTACCTTTCCACATGCGTGACCAGCAGCGTGAAGTTTTTCACCTCGCCAAGGACCACCTTGCGAGGAAACGCCGGCTGTTCATGATTTTCCTGAAAGCTCGCCGTGTGGGCCTCTCGACTCTCGCCACCGGTCTTGGCCAGGCTCACTGTATCGCGCACCCAGGCTCGCTTGCCCGCTGCATCGCGCAGAATGCCGAAGTCGCCGCAGCCAATTTTGCCATGGCCTGCGGGTTTCGCGATGATTGCCGAGACTTATACCCAGGAGCCCCCAAGCCGACCAAGAAAACACTCATCTGGCCTCACTCCGACGGCCCGGACTCCTTGTTCACGCACCACACGGCCGCCACGGTCCACGGCCAGCGCGGTTTGACTTCCTCCTTTCTGCACATGACCGAGGCGGCCTTCTACCCCTACGAGGGGGCGTTCACCTCGCTCATGAACACGCTGAGCAAAGACCCGAACAATATCTGCCTGATCGAGACCACGGCCAACGGGATGGAAGGCCCTGGCGAGGCCTACTACCAGTATTGGGAAGCGGCGGTCGCGGGCGACAATGAGTTTCTTCCTATCTTTCTGCCATGGTGGGACGACCCAGCTTACGTGCTTCCTGCCGAATTCGCTGCTGACGCCCCGCGTGATGAATACGAACGCTATTTGATGAACGACATCAAGCATTGGAAGACCGGGAAACGAGTCAAACTCGGCAAAGATCGTGTTGCATGGTTTCGTGAAACTCTTGCGACCAAGTGTGAAGGGATTTTGGAAAAGTGGAGAGCGGAATATCCGAGTACTCCAGAGGAAGCTTTCGTTGCCACAGGTAACCCCGCTTTCACCATCGAAGAGATGCAGTTTGCGAATAATTCCCTGATAAAAATTCCTCCGTGGCAGGGCCGGTGCGTATTGTCAGGAGACGACAAACATGGAGAGATTCAGAAGGGCACAGATGGGCCTCTTGTACTCTACGAGACGCCTCAGCCCAAGCACCACTATTTCGCCGGGGTAGACACAGCGCGCGGGGAGGAATCGACTATGGCCCCAGGTGACTATGCGGCTATCGTGGTCTGGAACGCCGAGACTGGGAATATGGCTGCGCGGTACGCTTCGCGTGTGTCGCCGGAGGAAATCGCCTCCGTTGCTGCCGCTTTGGGCTACTACTTCAACTCGGCTATGCTCAACGTCGAATTGAACAATTTAGGATATACGACCATGCGCGAGTTGCGCGACCGATTGTACTATCCTTTGCAGTATCTCTGGAAGGGACGCGATGACAAGGCGTCCACATCCAAGCCGGGTCAGGCTTATGGGTTTGAGACTTCCGATCGTTACCGCCGGATGATGTTCAATCTCTTCCGCAACGCGCTGCACCGCAAGGAAGTAGTGCCTAAAGATCGTCAGTTCATAGCCCAGATGAAGAAGGCGAAGATGGAAATGGGTTGGCGGTGGACGGTGTCGGTTGGGCACGATGACGTGCTTTGCGCCGGGCTGTTAGGCTGGATCGCGAAAGAACAAAACCATCCAACCTCGTGTTCCCCCAAGTTATCGAAGAACGTCATGATGACCAAAGAAGAACTTGAAAACGCAGGGTTCTCTCCGGCGCGCGGCCAGATGCCGCAGTGGTTGCGCGATCCTTCAGTTACAGGGTCAGGGATGCTGTTGACCAGCGGGAACGATCATTTGCGGAAGTTGGAAATCTATAGTAAGAAAAAGGCGAAAGTAGATCGATTGCAATGGATCTAGGAGGCAACGAGGTGATTAAAGATGATCGAACAAAATCTCAACAAGCTGATCCTGACCTTTCCCACGGCGGACTCAGCGACGACCTTCGCAGTTTTCTTGCAGAGCCTGCTGACGGTGTCAGCCAGCCCACTGCGGAGCCCGGACCCGCAGCAGTCAAGCCAGTTCGCACCCGGAATCTTCGAGCCACCTTTCGAGCCGTTCCAGGAGGCCCCTTCGTCGGCGCTCTCCCTCCCCCTGCCGCCATCGACCCCGGTTTCCCCGGAACCAAGGCGTTCGCGGCACACCGTCCTGACTCCCGAACGGCAGGAGCAGTTGTTCAACCAGCGGCAGTCAGGCCAGACAGCGCACGACCGGCTGCTCCGGGCTCAAAGCACTTTAAGGGATGGCGTGCTACCGTTCAGCAAGCCGGGGGCGCAGCCACGGCCATCAGGCCAGCCGTCGCCGCGGCAGAGAGCCCAACAGGAGGGGACGTTCGCGGATGGGCTGCCACAGGCAGCCGCACTGCGGCCGGCAGTGCCGACCGATCTGCCGGCCGACGAGGCCGTCCCCCCGGAAGCGGGAAGAAGCCGATTACGGCCAGTCTTCCCAAAGCTATAGCGAAGCTAGTTCCGAAATCGGACGCTCCGGTATCAGCTTCCAAACTGATCCCCACCGAGACTGAGCGTGCCGATGCTCGGCGCCTGTTCCGCGAGATCGGCCAGCGGTTCAATGACAATCGGAAGAAGTCGAAGACCGCGGCCTATGCTGGCTTCCGCCATGACTTGATGGATAATTTGGACACTCTGGTCATGGGCGGCGCGATCGACCTCAAGGAGGCGACATCGATCATCACCAACCTGGAGCAGTACACCAAGGAGACCGAGGCGGAGTCGACCGAGACCCCGGCGACGATCCTGGGCCGGTGGCTGCGTATGGATGCTTCAGAAGCGGCCGGGTTGAGTGTTCCTGTGGAAGAAGTTGTGGAAGATGAGGAAAATTTGGATGTTGAGGAAGAGGACGAGCTAGATGAGCCTGCCGATCCTGTTCAGGACATCTTCATTTAGGAGAAGATATCGACGAGTTGTACCCTTTTTCCAATCCATTCCATGCAGCAGACAGCCATCGAGTTCCCAAGGGCGCGATACATTGGACCGTCAGCAGGGGGCTTTCCGTTGATCATCACTTGGCTTAGGTAGTCATCCGGAAACGCCTGCAATCTGCAGCATTCGACGGGGGTTAATCTGCGGATTGCAAGCGTCGTGTTTTCCACGATAGAAGGGCCACTTCTCTTTTGGTTCTCTGCGGTTGTCCCAGGGTTCCGCGTTTCCATTGCATGTAATGCTTCCCGCATAAGTTGTTGCTGTGTGCCAGCGCACTGCACATCCGGCACATTTTCCGAGGTGGGGTTTTGTACGCAAATGGATCGCCATGTTTCTTGAATCTTTGATAGTGCTTGTCGCAATACCCCAAGCCCTTCTGAGGCGATCCACAGATAACGCAGGGCGTCACCTTGCGGTGTTCCTTGACGTGACAGGAGCGACAGATACGTTCTAAGTTGGATGTAGTGTTGTTCGTGTGGTTCCCATCCTTGTGGTGAACATCTGATGCGTTCTTCGTTCGGCACTTCACACACGGTCCTCGGGGAACTAGTTTCCTCGCGTGGTAATGAGTCGTTGACCAGTCCGTTGACTTCGATGGTCTCGCGTCGAACGCTTGGCCCATACAAGTTTGATTGCAATACTTGCGGCGATTGAAATGGATTAAGTATTCCAAGTCCCCATTCGGCAAATGCTTCCTCTCCAACTTCTTTTCGCAGAAGTTGCAGAATTTCAACGGAGTCGGTTTCAAGTGTGCGCTCATTGATTCCATTATACTGCAAGGTATTAGGAGTTGCAACAATCGCTTGCCTATTTCCACTCCCATCATCGCTTCTGAGAGGAAAAGCTAGTTCTGTCGCTGTCTCGGGGGTGCTGTTGCAGTTCACAACGTCGCATATAGTGGCCACATAACTCCTCGAACTGCCCCCGCTGGCCGCGCGCAGTGAAGCCTG